GCACTAACAAGGCCGTCGTGAAGGAAGTGAAAAAGAAGAAGTGGATGCGCGTCGATCCGTTCATGATCTACCCCGCAGCGTGGGCCAAGAGCGTGACCGACGCATATCTGTTTGAGCGCCACCGCCTCGGGCGCGGCGATCTCGACGCCCTGATCGGGGTGGACGGTTACTCCGAAGACGCTATCCGCGCAGTGCTCGATGAGTACGGCCAAGGCGGGTTGCATGAGTGGCTCCAGATCGACAACGCCAAGGCTACCGCCGAGAACCGCAACACCACCATCAACGCCGTCAACAACGACCTGATTGACGCTCTCCAGTATTGGGGCAGCGTGTCGGGCAAGATGCTGCGTGAGTGGGGCATGAAAGAGATCACCGATGATGCCAAGGAGTATCCGGTGGAAATCTGGCGCATCGGTAACCACGTCATCAAGTGCGTGATCAACCAAGACCCGCTGGCCCGCCGCCCGTACTATTCGGACGGGTTCAGCCGCATCCCCGGTGCGTTCTGGCACAACAGCCTGTTTGACCTGATCAAAGACAGCGTGGATATGTGCAACGCCGCTGCCCGCGCTCTGGCTAACAACCTCGGGATTTCCAGCGGCCCGCAGGTGGGTGTGAACATCGACCGCATCGCTCCGGGCGAAGACGTGTCGGAAATGTACCCGTGGAAAATCTGGCAGTTCAGCCAAGACCCCATGGGTTCGACCGTGCAGCCCATCACGTTCTTCCAGCCTGAGAGCAACGCGCAGCAGCTTCTGGCCGTGTACGACAAGTTCGTGCTGCTGGCCGATGAGTACAGCGGTATTCCTCGCTACATGACGGGTACGGAAGGCACGCCGGGGGCAGGGCGCACAGCGTCGGGTCTGTCCATGATGGTGGGTAACGCAAGCAAGGTCATCAAGGCGCTGGTTACCAGCATCGACCTGCGCGTGACATCACCCGTGCTGCGCCGCCTGTTTGATTGGAAGATGCAGTTCGACAAGGACTTCCAGTACCAAGGCGACCTCCAGATCGTGCCGCGTGGCGCTCTGTCGTTGCAGGTCAAGGACGCCGCTAACCAAGCCCGCTTGCAGTTCTTGCAGAGCACCGCCAACCCCATCGACATGCAGATCATGGGTATCGGTGGCCGCGCCGCTGTCCTGCGCGAAGCTGCTAAGGGTCTGAACATGAACACGGACGACGTGGTTCCGAGCCTCTCAGCGTTCCGCTTGCAGCAAGTTGCTCAGCAGATGGCGCAGCAGCAAGCCGCCCAAGGCCCGCAAGCTCAGCAGCAGGGGCCAGCTATGCAGAACGGCCCGCAGTCGGGTCAGGTGTTGCAGGATGGAACACCACAGGTCGATACGTTCAGCCCCATGCCCGCGTAAGGAGTACCTATGGCAACGAAAAAACCTATGCCTTTTGAAAAGTCGAAAAAAGACAAAGAATTCAAAGGTATGAAGGAAGGCTCCCGCAAGGAAGAAGCCTTCGACAAGAAGCAAATGGGCGCTAAGCCCTTTGGCAAAAAGAAGTAACTCAACTTTATAGGAGGCCGTCATGGCTGGAAATATGGAAAAAATGGGCGGCGGTTCCTACAAGGGACTCGCTTCACGCGCAACCAATGCGAAACCCTCTGGCAAGCCGAGCGTTGACAAGCTGCGTGCCACTGGCAAGCAGGTTTCGTCTATCAGCGGCTCTGTCGCCAAGAACCAAACCGGCAACGTATCGCCCAAGTCCAAGGCATAAGACACTTGCGTTATAGCGTTAGTGTGTTATAAACCGCTTAATGACTAAATCGGAAGAATTAGAACTGTTTGAATACCTCGGTCGGCAACACAAGTTGCGCGAATGGCTCAAAAGTAAGCTGGATTCCGATATTGAAGTGTTAGTTAAGTCCAACGACATCGAGCAACTCCGCAAGGCCCAAGGGCGTGCAGGGTTCATAACAGCGATGGTTGGGCTGATGGATCAAGCACCTGCTGCTCTGAAAAAGCAGTAGTTTTTGTTTTCCGGCTAGCGTGTTAGCACGTTGGCTATTTTGTAACCTAAACACCCGTTTCCGGGCTTAGGAGTGTGTTAAATGGCATTGCCAACCCAAGTACAGGCTGCACTAGACGCAGCAGAAGCAACCCTCGCAGCGGCTCAGAACCCTGAATCGAACACCATGGAGGCAGCTTCTGTTGAAGCAGTTGCCCCTACGGAACAGGTACAGCAAGCAGACCCGCAGCCACAAGTTGCAGCCCCGGAACCCGCCACTCAGCAGCCGTCGCAAGACAGCATCTGGGAACAGCGTTACAAGATTTTGCAAGGCAAGTACAACGCAGAAGTGCCCGACTTGCATCGCAAAGTCCATAACCTTGAAGGCAAGCTGGAATCCGCTATTCAAAACCTTGAAAAAGCGACCCGCGAGGTTCCGAAGGAGCAGCCCAAAGCTGTGGATGCCAAGGATGTCGAGAACTTCGGTTCGGACTTGGTGGATATGGTGCAACGGGTAGCTACTCTGGTGACAGGGCAGTTGTCCCAAGCGTTTGACGCAAAGATCAACGCGTTTGGAAAAGAACTGGACGTTGTTAAGCAGCAGCTTCTTGGCACAACCAAGACGGTTGCGATGACGGCAGAACAGACCTTCTTCGACCGCCTGACCAAATTGGTTCCTGATTGGGAACGCCTCAACGCTGATCAAAGCTTCTTGGCTTGGTTGGCGCAGGTTGATCCGGTTTATGGAGTACCACGTCAAGCCGCACTGCAACGCGCTCAGGATGCACTCAATGCAGACCACGCCGCAGCAGTGTTCAACGCGTTTGCACCGGCAAAGCCAGCCCAAGCCAAAGGCCCAGACCCCTTGGAGAAACAAGTTAGCCCGAAAAGTGCGGGCGCTGAACAGCCTCAACCGGCACAACAGCAGGTTATTACCTCTGCCCAGATAACAGCGTTTTACGACGATGTTCGCAAGGGACTGTACCGGGGCAAGGAAGCTCAAGCTGCACAGATCGAGCAAATCATCAACACTGCTCTCGCAGAAGGTCGCGTTAGATAGCGCACCAGCGGGGGCGGGTATTTAGGAGTAAGTCAAAATGGCAATTACCCGTAACGCAAGTGCGATTTTTCCCGTTGGCGCACCGTTCAACACCGCGACCCCCGCTTCTGGTAACTTCATCCCGTCGGTTTGGTCTGCCAAGCTGAACGCCAAGTTCTATGCAGCCACCGTTTTCGGTGAGATTGCAAACACGAACTGGCAAGGTGAGATCGCCGGTATGGGCGATAAGGTGATCATCAACACCGCACCGACCATCAGCGTCACCAACTACACCGCTGGTAGCACCCTGTCCTATCAGGTTCCCCAAGCCGACGTTCAGGAAATGAACATCGACAAGGGCAAGGCATTCGCATTCCAGATCAACGATGTGCTGGACTACCAATCCAAGCCCAACCTGCTGGATATGTTCAGCGCCGACGCTGGTGAGCAGATGAAGATCGCCATCGACAGCAACGTGATTTACAACACCGTGTTCTCCGCCGCCGCTGCCAACCAAGGCACTGGCGCTGGTGTGAAGTCTGCCTCTTACAGCCTAGGCACTTCTGGCGCTCCCATCGCGCTGAATGCAACCGCTGGCGATGCAGCCAACGTGCTGACCAAGATTCTGCAACTGTCCAGCGTGCTGGATGAGCAGAACGTGCCCGAGTCGGATCGCTTCCTGCTGATCGATCCTTCGACCCGTGCGCTGCTGATGAACACCAACTTGGCTCAGGCTCAGTTCATGGGTGATTCTTCGTCTATCGTGCGTAACGGCAAGATCGGCGTGATCGACCGCTTCACGGTCTATGTGACCAACCAGTTGCCCTTCGCAGCCGCCAACGCGACTGTCTGGACTTCCGGTGACGGCACTGAAACCACCCAAGCCGCTACAACCAACGCCGCCCGTCGCAAGATGATCGTCGCTGGTCACAAGTCTGCGATCACCTTTGCTTCGCAGATCACCAAGATGGAAACCATCCGTAACCCCAACGACTTCGGTGACTACATCCGTAGCCTGAACGTGTACGGTTTCAAGGTGGTGAAGCCCGAAGGCTTGGCCGTTCTGATCGCTTCTTGATGTAAGCACGTTAGACGGATAGAATTGGGGCCAGCTAACTACTGGCCCCTTTTCACGTATGCTGGCAATATCTACTTTCTATCCAAGAATCCTGCCTTACGTGCCGGGGGCATCCATGCCTTTGGTGGACTTGGCTATTTCGGATTCACTCATCGACTTTTGCGAAAAGTCTCAATCCGTCCGTGAGTTCATTGCCGACCAGCAGACAGTCGCGGGTCAAGCAAACTACTCCATCACAGACCAGACCTTTGAAACGGTCGCTCGGATTCTCACGGTGAAGATCAATGGGGTTGAAATTGACCCGATCAACGTGGAAATCGGCAACATCTTGCCCGTGGTCAACGACTCCAAGCCGGTTGCTTACTACACCAAAACCGAGTCTTCGCTTCTCAGCTTGATGC